CGTAAATTTTTGTATGATACGCACCGGTGGCGCTAGGCTGACCCACAACGTCCACAGTAATTATTTCAAAGCCGGCAACGTTGCCGCCGCCGTCGACTTCACCGCTACCTCTAGATGAGACACCTAGCTTAACGCCGCTTTCTAGCATTGTTTTTACTAGGCCTCCCATCGGAGTTGGTAAAATTTTCAACTTTCCATAACCGTTTGGTCCATCCATCCACATTTCTGTGACCATATGGCACACACGATCAAGGTTAATGTTAAGTCCTTCTGGATGATCAACTTCGCCTAAAACTGAGTATCCACCGGCTATCTGCTCATTGAGCGTAGTGACAGCCCTGCCAATTTCTTCAACGGGATAAACACGCTGATTTGCGTTTTTTACACCACCTTGGATACAAATACCTTTCATATAGAGGTCTTTGCCTTCATTAGCAGACTCAACGACCATTTTAGCTTGGTCAAAACTTAGATTTTCACGTAGTTGAAACATCGTTTCTCCTTAACTTCTCAGCCACCCATTACTGGTTTTTTATTGGCTGGTGCGTCTGGCTTGCCTTTTTTCTCAGCGCCGTGGCCAGGTTCGCTTTTTGTGCCTTTTTTGGCACTCATACCGCCTTTAGTATTTCTATTTCCGGCGTTATCTTCTTTGGCGTTTTGATCGCTTAGTGCTGAACCTTTTAAGTTTCCTTTATTAGCTTCTACACCAGCTTCTGTACCAGCTTGGTTTAAATTACTTGCTGTACCGCCCATGTCGTTTTTTCCTGCAACTGGTGATTTTGTATTTGCGCCATTGTCACCCATTGAAGCTGATACTTTTTCTACGTACTCACGCATTTCTTCACCTGCTGTTTTAGGTGCTGCGTTTTCGTCTACTTCTTCATCAGTTGTTTCTTCAACTTCTTCATCTGACGCTTCATCTACTTCTTCGTCAGCTGCTTCGTCTACTTCTTCGTCGTCTGATTCAAATGCCATTGCTTCCTCTTCAGGATCTTCGTCGCCTGGCTCTTCGTCACCCATCATTTTTTCAAATTCTGCTTTTAGGTCTGCTAAAGCATCTTCTAAGTTGTCCATAGCAGCCTCTGGGCCGTCAGCTTCTTCGTCGTCGCCTTCTTCGTCGTCGCCGTCCATATCAGCAGCAATGTCACCCATCATGTCATCTGTTTCGTCGCCGCCCATTTCTGGTTCTGCTTCCATTCCAAGCTCATCTAAGCCAAACATTTCGTCTAAATCGTCATCTTCTGACTCGTCGACTTCTTCGTCTGTTGCTTCGTCTACTTCTTCGTCTGTTGCTTCGTCTACTTCTTCGTCAGTAGCTTCATCAACTTCTTCATCTGTATCTTCTTCGACTTCTTCGTCTTCTGATTCTAAGATGTTTTGATAAATCTCTCTTGATTTTTCTACAACGATTTCATGGAAAAGTGCTTCAGCACCGTCCTTGTCCTCGTTCACTAATTTTTCGAGCATTTCCTCGAATTTGGTTTGATCAGTCATGTCATTCTCCTTTATTGTCAAGGCTGTCAGTTATATTTACACTTTATAGAAAAAAGTACGCCGAAATAGGCTCAAACGAGCTCATTTACCACGCAGTTATGGATTTTGGAACAATTTTTTAAAATTTTCAACAGTAATATGTTTTAAATTGTCTAGTCCTTCCAACGATTCTGGAACAAAATAGTGTTCGTCTAGTACTACTCTTATATATCTAATTTTTGGATTTTTCTTTATGACAGTAGAAGTTTGCCTTTGCCAATTTCCAAAATAAGTAGCCCTTTCGTGTTGTTTTTTATAGTTTTCTGTTCCAGCATATAGATTATTTACAAGTTCATTTCTCCTACCTAAACCTTGATAGTCGAATCCAAGTATATATACTTCTTTAGGGTGTTGTAAACTAGCCATATTAAGAGCAGTAGGCCCACTACTCCATCCTAAGTTTGGATTAAAGAGGTTTAATTTTTCAACTGAACGGGTATATTTGTTAGGATTAGACCAAACTTGGTTGTACATTTGATAAGCGTTATGACTGATTTCTCTTATCATTTTTGTATCAACTGCTATTAAATAATCAGGTTTAAACTCTCTATACAAAGCATTACAACCGTATATAGTGCCATGTTGTCTCAATGGTTCTAATAGAATATCTTTCCTACTTGTACCGTTGCCAAGTACAAAAACTATGTCACTTTTTTTAATCTGATGATTTTCGTTAGGAGATTTTTCTGCTGGTTTAGATTGGGGAACCACAGGTGCTACTCGAGAAGCAACTTTAATTTCTTGGTTGCGTCTTGCCTTTTCTGCTTTTTTTCGAGATTTACGCTGAGCTTTAGATTCACCGGGAATATAGGTCTTTGACAATGACTATCTCCTATATAGCTTCTTCACCACCTTGTGCTGCTATGCCATACATTGCCCTTATGTATTCCAAGTCTTTCGTTGCTTCACGCTTGTGAGCATCGTCAGCTCTACGTGCTTTGTTAATATCTTTGAGTGTTAGTCTAGTTTTTCGTGTATCATCCATATCTACAATAGATTCGTCACGGTCAGCGTCATATCTCTGATCGTCTTCCGGTTCCATTGTTTTATCATTAAAGTAATATAGTTCACGTATAATCATAATATTATTTATGCCTCATCGTCAGCATCTGCTACTGGAGACGTTTCGTCACTGGCACCTATATCGTCAGTATCACCTTCTAATTCGTCACCTTGAGTAGCATCTAAGTCGTTGTTTATGTCAGCACCAGTAATGCCAGCATCTCTTAATTGTGCTGCGGCATCAGTATCACCAACATTGAAGAATTCGTCGTTTTCTTCTCTCCACAAGCGTTCGTTTTCTGCTACTTCTTCTTTGCTTAATCCTAGGAATCTTTGTAGAGCAAAACGGTTTGATATAAAAGGTATTTGTTGCATCTGAGCAAAGGTACTAATTCTGTTGCTATCTAGTTCTGCTTGTCTATAACTCGCAAAGTTCTGTGGAGGTTGAAGTGTTAAGTCAAACATTGCTACATCAACATTTATTCCCTTTTGCGCAAGGTATAATTTAAATTCGTTGTTGAATACCTCAGTTATCATGCTCTGAAGCCGTTCGCAATAATTATTAAAACGTAACTCTTGAATGTATGCGGTGCCTACTCTACCATCGTTGTACTGTGAAGCTGAATCATCTGCCCCAGTGGGTAGATAACTTGAAGGAATACGCAACCCACGAACCAACTTGTTAGTAAAATATCGTAAATCGTCTATTTCTCCAAGGTTTGTGCCACCTGGAAGAGTTTCAACTTTTGATCCACGTCCTTCAGCAGTCTGTGGAAAAAAGTAGTCTTCGTTAATTGACAGAGGGTTGTATGAACTGTCTATGACTGTTTGTCCGCCTCCTGTCTTGGATGGGATGCGTCTTTGGTGAATTTCCGTTTTAACACGCTCAACAAACTGCATAGCAAGGTGTGATGGCATGTTGCCCACATCAACGTAGAATACTCTGCGCTCTGGCGCACGTTGAACACGATAGATAATAATCGCATCCTCAAGCAACTCTTTCTGCTTGTATACTTTGAAAATACTTTCTAGTAAACTATTACCAAAAGGAAAGTTTTGATCCAGTCCTTCGCTCATCGACAAGTGAACAACATGCTCTGCGTCAATAGCAGTTTCGTTAGCATCTTGACTATAACGGCTGCTACTTGAGTCAGGTGTACGACCTGTCATGTACTTTTGGTCTAATGTTTGATAACCAGCACCGCCACCTGGGCCATATGCTTGGTTAGTATTAAGTTTTGTAGCACTAAGTCCTTCGTAAGCAATGTTCAAGTCTTTTACTATGTACTGCTCAGGACGCTTGCCTTCACTTTCGTTTACAATAATTTTTGTTACGTTTGCTGGATCTACATGAAACCACTTTTTTGTTTCAGGATCACGGATAAAAAACTGATCACCGTACTTGAATGTATTACGAATAATCTTAAATATTCTTGATTCAAACTGTTGTATCTTACACCACTGTTTTAAATATTGTCCAATAATGTTGACTTCTGTGTTAGTTGGTGCTTTACTAAATTTTAATTTAAATGGTGTTTCGTTTTCTTTATTTTTTTGTGAACAGAACTCAGCAAGTATATCTAAAGCAGCATTTACTTCTGAGTCGTTGTCCATTGTGTTGTACTGAGCGTAACGTTCAATACGATTAGGTGATCCAACATAAACATCAGGCAAGTGTGAACTGTAATTTGCTGCCGCAGGACCAACACCTTGGCCTTTGCTAAAGCTAAATGGCGAATAGCTACCGCCAACGTTCATGCTTGTGGCAACAGGAGTAAAATGTTTTTTCCAACTCATACCATTGCGCCTTTCAAATAATCATTGCTCATACCACGGACACCTCTGTTTACCTGTGATGTTAAGTTATTTTGTTGTACCATTAGATCTCTAATTTGTGCTGTCAATGTATTTAGTTGACTCATTGCTTGTGGCAAGCCGTTAACGGACGCTGCTTCATTTGCGTTTAACACACGCTCACCTGCGTGAATTTG